TACATGAATACCGTGAGATGCAAAACCAACCCATACGTTGTAACCGTCGCTTGTCATTGAACTAACATTGCCAGCAGGTTCAGAAGTACACGATGTAGGACTAGCGGTAAGGCTCGTATAGAACGTCACGTTGCCGCCAGAAGCCACATACAGGCGTGTGCCAGCAACAATAGATTTTAGTGTTGCAGCAGCATCAGACAGGATTTGTGTGGTGTCTTTCAACAACGACAACTTGCCACGATCCCAAACATTCACACCCTTGTTAGAACGAAACCGGTACACCTCAGCATCAGCAGTATCCGAATAATCCTGACCCGCACCATAATGCCAAGACGACTGTGAACGCCTCCACAAACCCTGTGGGTTGATAGCAGCCTCACCAGGTTCAGCCGACTGGTCAACGGAGTCACGCACACGCGCATCAAACTGTCGTGTGAAATCATTAGATTTAATATCAATCAAATATGGTCGACCGTTAATGGCAACAGGGAAAACATACGGAACAAGTTGTGTTGTACCTGTACCCGTATAAAACGCTGCACCACCAAGAAAAGGGCTACTAAAATCTAAAACGTACGCCACGTTAAACCCTAATGGTTAACGGATATTGTCGAGCCAGTTTAGAAGCCTCAGCAATAATGCGATCACGACGCAACCTCAAAATGTTTGTAACCGAATTAGACATAGAACCAGCAGGAACCTCATCCGATCTACGAGTATCACCTTGTGATTCAATGAAGTTGCGTTTTACTTCACGCACAGCCAACATGCGAGCCATCACACCCATCTCGATAATGTCTTCCATAGTCAAAGGCAACAAACAAACCGACTGAATATCTGACGCAGTAGTAGAAGCACGAACAAACGGTGCCTTATATCGAACACGCAAAGTACCTGCCATAGACAACTCATCAAACGTCAAAGCAAACCCTGACGCAAAATCGGCTGTAGGCAAATCCCTTGACAACCTCACCCCACGCAACACCGGATAATCGGAAGCCAAATACTTTAGACGCACATCAATCAAATCAATCACCGTAGAAGCAGACGTAATGTTAAGTTGACGGTCAGAACCGTTGTAACTCAGGTCAGCGTTCACCACCCGAAACAAACCGTTAGATGGGCTAGACAAATCATCAAGTTCCTGGTTGAACGAATCCAACAGTTGTTGCTGTGGGAAACGTGGATTCAAAATGGCAAGTGCGCCAGCCGTGTGTGCGGCTGCTGTAGTGCCTAAATAGCCTCGCTCAACAGTCAAAGTTTTAGAACCTGACTCAGCAACCCAGATATACATGAGTTCCGAATCAATCTCAAACACCGATCCAGCGCGCAAACCAGCCAAGTCATAAGACATGACAATAGAAGTATCTGCCGATGTAACGGTTGTTGCTAACTTGTTCCGTTCCTCAATCGTTCCAGATAACAGTTGCCGTGACACCCTGTTAATGAGCGCACCAGCGGTAGACATTTACTTCTTTTTCTTAGCCTTTGCCTTCATCTTCATGCCGGTCTTCTTGGCCATTTTCTTTGCGTCAGCCTTACCTTTGGCAGTGTAAGGGAACTCCATTTTTCCTACTTTGGGCATAATCGTTCCTTTCAGGGATTAGAAAAACAGATTACCACACATCAACAATCCCATTTGCGTAACGCCAAAGCCTTCCGAGTTGGGCGACCCTTGCTATCTTTTAACGGTCCTGGCATACCACCCATACGCGCACAAAACGATTTACGTCGAGCAGCCGCTTTAGGTGACTTTGCTGCTTGCTTCGCTGACACAGGTGGTTTCAGATTCATACCTTGCGCTTTGGCAGATGCACGACCTTTAGCGTTCAAACCGCCAGCAGGGTTCTTACCTTCTTTGCGTTGCCAAGCGGCAGTCTTAGCCACGCTTCTTGGCTGCTTTCATGTTGTCAATCAAATTCGGGTACGGGCGACCAGCCGCTTTAGCCGAAGCCTTCGCAGCAGCCTTCTTCTTTGGGGACAGTTTCTTAGATTTCTTCTTAGGGTTTGGTGTATCCCAAACTGGTCTAGGTTTCATCATTTGAGTAATCCTGCCTTAAATAGAACGTCACGTACATTCAACACTACACGATGTTTCACACCAGGTAACAGCACCACCCGATGCTTACCAATGTCAGCCTGCACCCGTTTAGTCACCTCGATTTCGCATGTTGGTTCAAACGGTTTCCACGCGCCAGTAGACCTGTTGGTGGTTGGTTGCACGATCTGCAACAACTGATCGGCGGCTGTATCCCAGTTGAACGCTGCTGTTTGTGGGGCTGTCAGGGTTGCCTGACGACGATACTTGTCACGCTTGTTATACAAGTCTTTGATGGCTTCAGCCAACGCTTCACGGTCAGGTTCATCCCAGTCACCCATGTTCTGCCATTCACCTTCGTTTGTGGGAACGCTTGTTGTTGGTATGCGATGGGTGGCAAGATCAGCGAACTCTCGATGCCCATGAGCGTTAGACAGAATCGTAGGGACACCTGCTGAGACAGCCTGCAACGGCATGAGACCAAACCCTTCGCCACGGGACACCGACACAAACCCATCCATAGATCGCACCAAGTCACGTTCTTGTTCGACAGTTAACCATTCACGATGAATCACCACATTCGGGTAATCCAAGTTCTTTGGTGCAGACAGGTGAGGTGGCACAATCTTGATGTGTAGTTCTGCGTCAGGTAACTGCAACTTGTTGAACACCTCTAGCACCACATCTAAGCCTTTGCGATACCACTCTGAACCACCGCACATGAGCCGGAACTTGCCATCAGGTTTGTCCTCAGATGGACACCAAACTGTACGATCAACACCCAACGGAATCATGTGAACATCATCATGGAATTGGGAGAACAGTTCCCAGTTGTGCAGCGAAGGAACAATCACTTTGCTAAACGGTTGCAGATACTCGGAGAACGCTGGTGGCAACCAGTTTGTTTCCCACATAGTCAACAAATGCGGTACCTGATCCTGCTTCCAACCTTTAATCATGTTTGGTCGTAACGCAAAAACCGTATGTTCGGCATCATCAGCAAGTGTTACCTTTTCCGATAACGCACCACGCAACCCTGCAACCATTTTGCCGTAACCGATATTTTCGATGTTGACACCAACAAGATTTAGAAGTCTGGAAGTATCCCTGTTTCGACTTGCCATTTTTCGTTTGCTCTCGCTTCCACAGTTGCCGAACCATCAATGTTTTTTGGTTGCAAACCATCGTCACGTAAACGCTTGTATGCTGCCAAGTCCTTGTCTAGCACACGATCTTTCTGTGCGATCACAGCCGACCGTGAAGAACCAGTACGGGTAGGCATAAGTTCTGCGCTGAATCCGACTGCTGACACTTTGCATCCGAAACAACCCTCAACATCCAGGTTTGGATGTGTCTCTTGATGTTTGATCACGTTATGTAACTCCCGTATCCTGCTGCTGTTAACGATGCTACCTCAGTAGCATCCACCTCAATGTCGTGTCCACCAAGATAAGTCTTGATGACCGTAGACATGTCTGACGGTTGGTTCTCTGTGTAAGACAGGTTAGTTAACTGGAACACGTTACGGCCTCTAGGGGTGGCCGCGTAATGTACGGCAAGCCTGTTAGCGAGGCGTTGTTCTTGGGATAGGCGATCACCTTTAATGTTGAACTCTGCTAACCGTGGGGTCACAAAGTTGTCGCTTGGTGTACGAAAAATTGCCATCAGGTGATACTAGCCCCAAAGCCTGCTGAGGTCAATTCTGTTACTTCGGCATCAGTCAAAAAGTGGTCGTGACCACCATGCCACAGTTTCAATACCTGCCCCATGTCTCGTTGTTCAACAGTGGTGTAACTGTCATCTGTGAGGTGATACAAGTTTAACGCTCGAACACCACTCCGGTTGTAGGACTGCAAACGGTTCGCTGTGCCTTCACCACGGATCGTTCCTTGCGAATAAGAGATTGTAAATGGCACACGGAAAATATGTGACTTCACCCAACTGGCTGATTGTGTACCTAATCCCGAACCTGTGGCATCACGGAAATATAGGACCCCGCCGAGCGCAACCGATGTTCCCGTTCCCGCACCCGACGCAGTACGAATAGCCGTGACGACTGGTATCGCTGACGAGTCTCCCGTTCCTGATCCCGTAGCAGTTTTAGACCTAACACAAAGAGATACGGTACTAGAAGAACCTGTACCTGCACCGCTTGCAAAAACAATTTTTTGTAAGACTTGTGACACAGCAGAAGAACCCGTACCAGCAGAATCGGCACCAACCCTGACCACAACCTTTGCTTGAACAACGCTGCTTGAACCTGTGCCACCGCCCGTAGCAGTGCGAGGTAATGTGATCAACCTGATGGCTGTTTGGGTGCCTGTGCCACTACCTGTAGCGGTACGAGCCAGTGTGGTTACACCAAGATAGAACGCTGTTCCGCCCGTGAACGGGCTACTGAAATCAAGTGGGACAGCCATACGGCCCCGCTACTTAATCGAGAGACAGGGTAAGGGTAGTGATCTGGAAAGTGTCGCCAGCAGTAACAGCCGCAGACGTAGACAAAGCACCAGTCCACAAAGCATTACCTGCTGTTACGTCATCCCACAACGACCAATGCGAATATGTTTCTGTAGTAGAAACGTTGGTCCACTCCAAAGTTGCCGAAGTAGCAATCGCACCCGAAGCAGCAGTAGCCCAAGCAGCAACCTTACGAGTTGTTTCTGAAGCCGCATTAGAAGTAGCAGCCTCACCAGGATCGCCTGTATGCAACTTCACATACACGTTCGTAGGGATAGTCCACGCTGCTCTACCAGTTGTATGATCCAAGATTTTCAACTCGGCATAATTAGAAATAGACATACAAACCTTTCGACAAAAACATCATACACCAAACACAAAATGGGGTGGCCGCAAGGTCGAGGGGAACCTGGGCCACCCCACAATGTGAGGGACTAACGCAACTTATTAGGCTGCGTTTGAACCAATGCTTGACGACGAATCAATACGACGCAAGGAGGCTTCACGGAAACGACCGTAGCCACCAAGCCAGTACCAACCAATCGGATTGAAACGCATGAGCGAGTCAACCACAGGACCGCGAACGACCTTTGGAACAACGCCGTTGCCATCAACCTGTGAGTACGCCTTAGCCAAAGCCTGACGACCCATGATGATTGTGCCGTACACGTCAATCGTTCCAGTTGTGCTGGTACCGTTCGATGCGTTGGCAGCCAATGGTGCGCGAGGTGTCTCAATGAAACGAACCGACTCAAAAGTGCCGATTTCGCCATTGTAGATGTTCGCTGTGTCCACAGCCACGTGAGGTGCATTCCAAGATGCGTTGCCGGTCTCACGACGAAGATCGTACGAAACGTCTGGATGAATGTAGCCCATGTAGTAGCCGTTAAAGGTTGCTACGTTTGCTCCACGAAGTGCTGCTGTAACTTGACGGACATCGTTTGCTTCGATGATGTCTTCAGCCTGAATGGTCACAGTGCTTGTTGGAGTTGACGAACCGCCACCACCGTAAACAACGTTTGTTCCACCAGCCAAAACTGCTGACACAACTTGATCAATGCTGTTACCAGCGTTGTAACCAATCAAGTTTGCTGCAACAGCATCAACATCAAGGAACGAGGTTCCACGAAGTTTTGCAGTGGTGTTAACCGTGTTGCCATATTCGGCAAGGGTTACAGTCACTTGGCTGTCTGCCATTGTTACTGGGGTGAGGTCAGATGTTTCGCTGATTGGTGATGTTGCCGCAGCCATTTCCGAGAAAATGGTGAAGATAACCGAAGAACCAGGCATCGCCTGATTGGTTGCTTGCACATCTGCTGCTTGGTCGAACAACAGTTCTGAACGGAGAGCGAAATACGCCAACCGATCATACGCCGCCTGATCAACACTGAGTGAACTTGCTTGTGTAATTGCCACTATGTTTCCTTTGGGGTAGCCCCAGAAGGTAGTGCGCCTACTGGAGAGTGATTAATACTTTTCTGCTTCTGCTCTTGCCTGAGCCAGTAAAGCCATCACTTCATCCGAAGATTTTGCAGCATTAATACGTTGCGAATAGTCAACCGGTGCATCGCTTGTCTCGCCTGCACGACTGGCCTGAGCCACCCGATTCCATGCCTGCTGTTCGGCAGCCACTTCCTTTTTTTGTGAAGGTATGAGATTTGCTTCTTCGGCTGCTGCACGGATTGCTTCGGCTGTGAACTCACCGTCGTAGCCTTTAACGAACCATTTGGCACCTGCCGCATCAGGATCAACTCCTGCTTTGACAAACGCTAATTCTCGTTTGGCTGCTTCGGCTTCTTTGGCTTGCGCCTCTAGAGCCTTGTTCCGATCTTCCAATTCACGCATTCTGGCGCGTACTGGATTCCGTGTCGCTTGGTCTTGTGCTTCATCCTCAAACTCGAAGTCTGACTCTGACATGACCCACTCCTTCTGCCCACACTCTGACCGGAGGGTTCAGAATGGCTGCAAATCTCACCCCTTTTAACACATCGAAGACGGGGGGCTTCCGATGGGTGTTCTGTTGAACACTCTCAGTATACACACACCCACTGTCGGCGTGTCAAGTACCCTATTCGGCTTTGCCAACCGACAGTCTTGTTGCACCAGATGTTTCACCTTGTGTGCGAGCAAACGATCCACCACCAGCGAACTCACCTACACGGCGACGACGACGCTTCTCTAACTCTTGTGCGGCTGCTGTGTCTGTACCGAATTGTTGACCAATGATCTGTTCTTGACTGAGGGCTGTTTCGCCACTGAGTTGTGTTGTCAGTTCGCCAAGTTTACCAATCTCGGTAAACCCTGCCTGGGCTTGTGTTTCGGTGATGCCTCGACGAGCCAGGTCTTCTGCAAGGCCACCTGTGAGTTGTATGCCTGCCGACTCAGAAGCCCTAGCAGCGATCTTGGCTGCTTCGGCTTGACGTTTGTAGTCGGCTGCCACAAGCAACGGTTTCATACGGTTTGGGTCAATAAAGTATGCGGCAAGATCACCTTCGGCAACCCCGTACAGTTCACGCATTTGGCGTTTCACTTCAGGATCAGCGTCTTGCACAGCACGGTATCCGTCTTGGATGCGACCTTGTAGTTCTGCTGGCGAAACCGATCCACCGATCATCGCATCAAAGTCATCTTTAGAATCATAGAAAGATACGGGCATACCGTTAGCCGACAAGGTTGCTCGATACTGGTCTTCCAACGCGATATATGAAGCAGGGTCTAATTCATCAAACCCATTCTTGACTCGTTCTTTGTTGGCAGAAAACCGTTTCTGATACGCAGGCTGTTCACGGATAGCAAAGATAATTGCGTCAGGGTTGTTGATGTTTACCGTTTCTTTAACAATGATTTCGTTGTAAACATATTCGGATAGATCGCCCAACCCGTAAGTTGACAACACGGCGTTCATGGATGATCGTGCGTCTTTGCGCCTATCGAGTCGTGCTGTTTCAGCCTGTACTGCTTCGCGTTCGTTGGCTTCCCGTATCCGTCTATCTTCATCTGATTCCGTTGGCTTGGCAATAGGGGCTTCACCGCCAGCAGTTGGTCGATCCAAAGCCCCACCCGCAAACACCGGAGAAGAAGCAGCCGCTTCATCGGTTCCGTAACCTGGGTCCATAGGGTAACGACCCTGCGAGTCGCGCAGATCACCAAGATTGAGATTGGCAAGACCAGTAAAATCAACACCACTAAAATTCAAATCCGACATTACTTAACCTTCCCAAACGCCCGTGCCAAAGTCAAACCAATATCCGTAGCCTGCTGATTAGCCTGCTTCGTAAACTGCCAACCAAACGACTCATCCGACTTCAACTTCGTAACCCAATCGCCCAAACCCATCTGACCCGACTCCTTCGTACCAAAAGCAGACTGCCACTTAGGGTCTTTCGTAAAATCTATTTGCGACTCATCCAACTCCAACACATTCGCCGCATACCGCTTATAGTTCTCAAAAATATCTGACAAAGACAAACCGGCATCAATCTGATCCGACAAATGACCATACGCACCCTTCGCTGCTTTCTGTGCTTTCTGCAAAATAGACTCAGATGAAACAGCCACACCGTTATACATCCCGCCAGTCAAAGCAGCCTGAACCTCAGCATCCGACACCGCATACCCGTACGCACGGGCAGACTGACGGATCGCATCAGCATCAGCACCCTGCAACACGTTAGTCACCATCTTCGTATCTGTAGCCATAGGAGCAGCAGCCGCACGACGAAACGCATACTGATAAACAGCCTGCTTTAACCCTGTGCCAGTTAACCCTGATCGAGCAACCGTCTTTGACAGGTCGGCTAAATCGGTTTCAGACAAACCAATATCTGCGTAGTCCGTGGTGATCGCCCTACGCGCAGTAGCAATAAGTTCTTGTTGTACGCCTGTGCGCTCGGTGTCAAACGAATACTGTTTGTCGGTTACAGCAGTGAAGTATTTGGTGTTTCTGAGCAACGCCTTTAATTCTTCATCAGAGTATTCGATGGTTCCCTGAGCGACAGTGTTCAAAATGTCAATAAAGTCTTGACCAAAATGTTCTGTAACAGCCGTTGTAGTCCAATCAGAATACGAAGGATAGTCCTTGCGAAATATCTCCATCCATGCCATATCGTCGGCTGGTTTAGCAGTTTTCTGATATTCGGCACGAAGCAGTTTACGGTTCGCTGGTGTGTCCTTCAGTTTCCGTGCAGTTATCTGTGCATCAACAAACGTCTTTTGATCTGCTGCCAACTTCTTGACATTGACCGTGGTATCCGTGGTTGCCGTATCTGGCGTGTCCACAGCCGTTGACGCAGGAAGTGTCCGACCTGTAGCGAGGGCTTTTGATTCTGCCGCAGTTAGAACACGGGGTGCAGTAACCGTTGGTGTAGCCGCAGTTTCAACAACAGCAGCGGGGGCAGCCGCAGCATTAACTAACCCGAAACCTCCACCATCAATCGGCGCAATAATGCGAGGCAACACGACACCTGAAGCATCGGCTTTGTCATACAAATCGTTCAATGTTTGGTATGCGGCATCCTTGTTGTTCTTTTTGTTTTTATCGTTTGGGTCGTCTTTGAAAATGTTTGCCGACCTAATTGCCGCAGTTTCGGCAAGTTTGATTTTGTCTTTTGTGGCTGTGTCTTTGATGCCTTGTTGATATGCCGAACCCTTAGATGCAACTCCTGCTTTTTTCTCGGCTTTTTCTGCTTTGCCGTATAGGTCATCCAACAGGTTGTATTGCTTTTTGGCTGCGGTGTATTGCGTTTGAATCGCAGCATATTCTGCGTCAGTCAAACCTTCTTGACCCAACGCAGTTTTAAGATCATCACGAACCTTTTTTGCCGCCTCTCGACGAGGACCAATCTCTGCTGTTGTCTTAGGTGGTTGAATCTCACGTGGTGCCATATCAGCCTCCCAATAAATTCATAGCAATATCAATCCCACGACGGAACCGAACAGATTTCTCACGGTCAGGATCAGCAGCAGAAACCTGCTGTGCGGCAGCCACAGACATCGCAGGCGCATCAGGACCCTTCGTACGTTCAACCTGCTGAATAGCAGCAATCGCTTTATCCACATCTGCTTTGGACATTGTGCGACCCAACTTCTCCAACGAAGCCTGACGCAAATACTCGGTAATGTCTTCCGGCGCAGAAACACGATACTTTGTGGTGCCACCCATACCTTTTACCATTGGCATAGCAGCAATTTCGGGTATCAATGCTTGCCACGTGTAGCCACGACTGTTCGCATACACCAAAAATTCCTTGAACGCCGATCTGTCGGCAGACAAAGTACCCGTCAGGGATGGTTTGTTTTTGCCGTAGAAACCTCTCGAATATAGCAACGACTGGTATGCCCGCAAAGTTGTGATGTCCTTAACGGAATACATTTCTGTGTAAACATCTTTGTTCGGGTTGTACGGTTTCTTGTCAATCAAACCTGATTCATTAACCAAATACGAACCTTTGTAAACTTGCTGTGGACCAAACCGTGACAACTTTTTACTCAAAGTTGATTGTTCTGTGGCGGTCACATTCCCACTGAAACCCTTAAATGCGCGAGCAGGAAGATCATAGTCAACAGAAACACCAGCAAAATCTAAGCCGCCTTCAGCACCCACAAACTCTTCAAAGGAAGTTGCACCAGAATCAGTTGTTTCTCCATCACCTTCAGCCACGATTATTCCACTTCCGATGCCAACAGGCGATCATAGATTCGAGCAAAGTTTGGTTCACTCTCAGATAATACCAAACCAATACTAGCCAACTTGTCCCTCAACGCTTCAGCAGACTTCGCAGAACGGAAACCCGACTCAGAAACACCCGAAGCAGCAATAGCCTGCTCACGTGCCAACAAATACTGTCGGATAGAAGTGACAGTACCATCCACGGTCACACGCTTATCAAACACCAGTTGCTTCAACTCCAAAATGTCGTTGTAATACTTACCCACCTGAAACTCTGCAACAGCAGGAAACCCAGGATACTTCTTAGACAAAAATGCTCGATACCGTTTCAACAAATCTTTTGCCTCATCACTCGGATACGGACCAACCTGCTGACGCGCAGCACGGAAATTGGCTGAACCAATACGAATCTGTGCCAACTCAATAATCTGATCATCAGTCAACTTCACACGCTCACCCGAACGCACCTGACGGTCATACACGGCAAAGTTGAAATCCGAACCAGCAGGAGCCAAATACCTTGACACCTCCGGATACAAGGAAATCAAATCCCCGTTGCGTCGTTCCCAGTCGTTGAACTCTGTTGTTGCTTCCAAACCTTCAACAGCAGCGCGACTCTTGGAAGACACATATAGTGCTACTTCGTCGCCGTATTTAGCCAAAAACTGTGGCACCGCTTTGTCGTAGCCGATAGCAGGATCAGCCTGCATATCATAAAACTCTTTGATCAAAGCCGAAATGAACTGGTCGCCTTCGGTGGTAGGGATTTTGAACTCTATAGTTCCCGCTGTTGGGCCAGTAAACTGTGATACAGCCCTGAACGTGGTCAAGATTCGCGCAGCAAACTTTGAGTCTTTTTCTAGTTGCAACACATCATCTTTGCTTGACAGGTCGTAATCCCCTGAAGCAGATTTTGCTCGCAAAGTTTCTGCGTATGTGTTGAAATAGATGCTTGTAACGTCATCTTCGTCTGATGTCCATGCCGACGCAAGTTTCTGTAAATAGCCCAAAGGCAACAAAGCCTCTGTTCCTTTTCTTCCGTATGGCAACAGGATGCCGACCATCGCATTTGTTTCAGGGACATCAGGCATCCATGTGGACACAGCAATCTGGGCCATTGGTCCGAGCGCAGGGAACGCTTGAATGCCTTGCGACAAACGGGCTACTGGTGCCTCAATGGTTGCATCTAAACCTAGCAACACTTTGGACACGGTTCCTGAACCTGGGAACGTAAACATGGTTTGACCTGTGGTTGGGTCTTTGTAGAAGAACCCTCGACCGTCATTGTCTGGGTCGGCGTTGCCGATACCGGTGTATATGCGTTGAAAGGATCGTGATGCTCCGACTGGGTTTGATTTGAAGAACCCTGCGTATGTACCGAGAACTTCTTTCCATGCTGGCGCAAACGGCATGATGATGCGTAGCGCGTCTTGCAGGTTGGTTCGTTCTGAGGCATCGTACAAAAGTTCTTTCATCCGTGTGACCGCTTGAACTTTGGCAAACTCATCTAATTCGTCAATGGTCACATCGCCAGCAGTTTTCGTTGATGCTCGCATACGGGCAATAATTTCTTTGTCGCCAACATATTTTTCAGGAGTAATGCCGGCTTCTTTGGCATATTTTTCTACTTTTGTTAAAAACTTTTGTGCTTCGGCAGGGTCAAGACGATCAACGAGTGCGCCTACTTCCTGGTAGTAGTATTCACGAAACACAGGGGATCGTTCAAGTTTGCGCGTGATGGTATTTACAACACGGTTAAAAAACCAGTCGGTGCTGCTATCCATTGTTCTTTGAAAAGCACTTAATTCGCCTTTGTCTTTTGCTTCAAATTGACTCAACTCACGCTTCAATGTTTGGGGTAATCCTTTTTTGCCATCCCAAAGAGGGGTCCTGTCAATTATTCGACGTGCAAAAACTGTTCCATTACCGCTTTTACCAAAAGCGTCAGTGTTCTCTACTGGTTGGACTATTGCAATAGCGTCATCTCCGTAACCTGTCGCCTCAACCACACCGCCTGTGTACGGGTCAATAACCATTTGCCTTGAAACAGAATCTTTGAAACTGGTGATTACGCCAACTTCATTATCTGCCAACTGAACAACTGACCCAACACGCAAAATGCCACCTTCGGCAGCGACCAAATCTGACGTGGCACTCTCAAATGCCGGAACCGTTGTCTTGCCAATGGTTTTTGGCACACGATTAAAAGCGTACATAAAGTCTATTTCGTAAACTCCACCCGTAAGAGTTTGTGCGTTTCCAACAGGAATGTCGTACGCATACTGCAAAAGAACCTGAACCATCTCGTCTTCTGGCAAGGCAGCCAAATCTACGGCCCCTGTGGTAGTTTTTTTGCCAAAAGCAGATTCCGTTACCTGAAAACCTTTAAGGTGCATATCAAAAACATCTTTTTTAAGTCCTGGGTTGCTTCTAATCAGGTTAACAATTCGTCTTGCCGCAGCATCACGGGATGCCTGTGACACCCCACCAAACTCCACAAAGGTTTGTACTGCTATCCGGCGCAAAGCATCATTGAATGTTCTATATCCGTTTTGTGCCACAGCGTCAGTGTGGCGAACTGCGCCTTCTGCGCTTCCTCTTTCAACGTTCGCAAACACACCCGTTTTAATCATGTTGTCTTCAAGGTCCAACGCACCAAGACCCTGTTTGTCTAAACCAAAACCTAATTCTTTAGCCAAATCCTGTAATGCTTCATCCAACAACCCTTCATTGGTGAGCATCATTTCTTCTTGCTTGGTTAAAAGTTTGGCTAGTTTCGCTTCCTGTTTCGGTGTGCGAACCGTGATCGCTCGAAGTTCATCAATCTGGGTTCCAAGTTTGCTAATTTTTTCCTGGCTTGCTTTTGTGCCAAGTCCGGCAAGGTTTTCAAATTTGAGACTCATCTTTTTTGATGTGCCAGTCACAAGACTGATGTATTGCATCGGGTGTATGAGCGCACTTGGTAGTTCGCTGAAAGCCATACGTATTTGTGCGTCAAGCGAGTTGCGAACAACATACCCGCCTGAAGCCAAAGCCAAAGGTTTCCACAAACTGTTTTGCACATAGTCGATAACGTCAAGTAGTCCTTTTTCTTCTGCGGTAACAACCTTTACGCTTCTAGTAATTTTCAAATCATTCCGTTGTTTTTTTAACTCATTTATTTGATCAAACGTGTCTTTTGTTTTTTGGGGTTTAATTACCAACGCATCTATTTCTTTGCCTAAACGGTCAAACTCTTTTTGATCAGTAATAAAAACAATATTTTTTCTAACCTTTTTAGCGGTGATAGCCATTTTGCCGAACTTGTCTTGTTTCCCCAAAACTTCACGGAACAGTTTGTTTCTTGTGATGCGTCGAACATCACGCAAATCCGGCAACACCTGAACACGGTTTAGCATTTCAACCAATTCGGTTGGTGACGTAATCGCCATTTCGTTGGTACCTCGATAGCCCAACTCAGACAGCATCATTTCAAACTGTTGTTCTGGGATAAGGCTTCGGTTTTGGTTCATCAAATATGCCAGATACCCGTTGTCTGTTGGGCTGCCATCCCTGTCCTGCAAATAGATACGAGCCTTTTCCACGCCGCTTCTTGCCCTGGTAAACAGTTCGTTAATCACTTCGTCTTTGATTCCGTCTTGTTTCATTACGGATTTTAGTGTTGCCTCAAAGACTTCCACCGTGGATTTTCGGGCAGCATCGGAATTTGATGGAACAAAAGACCTAACCGCCATATTCGCAATCTCGTCAACTGTGTCGGTGTCCACGCCGGCTGTACGCAAATACGAAATAATTGTTTTTACCGCCCTACGGTTGTCGTTTGTGTCTCCAGCAACAACAATCGAACCTTTTGCCATTGTGGTGAAATATCGTGATTTGCGAATACCCTCGACCAACGGCATGCGTTCGTGAATGATGTCGCCAATAGCGGTACCCATAATAGTGCTTGAACCCAACAACGTTTTTTGGATGTTGCGAATATCTTGTGGTAACGCCTGATCCGAAATACCCCAACCAGTTGCCAGGATTGCTCGCACCACTTCAGGGTCTTTTGCATCTGCCAAAGCCGCAACAACTTCGTTTGGTAGTTTGTGGTCAAAGATGTCTTCTGCTATTCGAGCAGCACTTTTTTCTTCAGTAAGACGATCAATCAATGTCACGAAACGGCGATTGGTGCGCGTGAACGTGTCGTATGCCGTACCGTCTAAACCGTATTCGGCAAGACCTTTGGTTAAACCTACACCCGAAGCAAGTTCTTCTCGGAGTGTTTTTAGGGCTGCTGCTGACAGTCGTGGCACGTTGCTTTTGCCTGCTGTAAGAATTTTTGCTCCCTTAGTGACCGGAGTAACAGGATCAAACCTGATCATCACTGCTGCATCTATCAGACCAGACATGACATTGAACGGCTTTGATTTTGGTTTGAACACTAGGTTTGCCGCACCACGGCCAACAGTCCACGCCGAACCGTCAATCGTGCCACGATAGCGACGTGCGCGTTCAGCCTGCTTTTCCATCAGTTTGTCGCCAGCAAAAAATCCTTCACCCTGTAGTTCGGGGTTTTCCAGCAACGAACCAAGTGTGGTCGAAATTATGAATCCATCAGCATCTTTGTTGTCATCAAAAAATCCTGCAATACCACCTTGCACAAATTCGGGGACAAAGTTTAATCCCGCAAATGTGTACCGTGTTGTTGCTTTAAGTTTGTCGTATACGTTGCGTCGCGCCCAACTACCTTCAGGTTGGTCTGATCCTTGATCGTCAATGATCTGTTTTGCTTTCATTGTCGCAACAGCATCAATAGCCTGCGTGGTGGCATCACCTTTAGCCAAAGCAGTCACTTCGCTTGGCGACAACCATCCCGCACGGGTTTTGATTTCGGTAAGTTTTTGTAGTTGCTGTGGTGTCATCGCCGCAGGAGGAGGCGGGGCAGCAGGCTTGTTTATTTCGTTAAGAACATTTATTGCTGGAATCTGTTGGCTGAGTTTCACTGAACATCATTTCCATACGCATCCAGTAAGTCGAGCAGGTCATCCGAAGCATACATTTGTGCGATAGCGCGTAGTTCTTCGATAGCAACAACATTGGATGAACGTGGCATAGGGATGCCTGCTTGCATAGCGTTGGGTCCTGGACCGAAGTTTGCGCCAGCAGTAACAGGTTCTAGTGGTCGTTCTGTTGGGCGTGTCAACGATCCTGCTGCTCCAGGCACAGGGCGTTGGATTTGTGGTGCGGCTGCTGGTGATACACCCATTGGTACCGCTTTTTGTGCGTCAGCCAACGCTTTGATACCACCGTATTCGGGTGTCATCGCAGATGAGTTCAGATCGGTTCGGTTTGCGTATGCAGCCATTATCTACCCCCTAGTTGTGCTAACAGTCCTTCTATGCCTGCTGGTCCTGCTGGTGCTTCGGCTGGTTGTTCTTGACCCATTCCTGGCATCGCTAGTCCTGGCATTGTTTCTGGTGCGCCTGCTGGTGCTTGTGCTGCTTGGCGGTCTTTGGCCCGCTGGTCTGTCCGTTTAACAGCGTCGAATAGGGGTACGTCTTGTTCGACGACGAGTTTGGTGAGGTATGCCAAATCTTCTGGCTGATACGGGCCTTCAGGATTCGCAGCCTGCTGTTGTATGGATGATAGTAGGGCAGATTCCACTCCTTCTGCGATGATGCGATCATGTTCTAGGTCAGGGTCGGAAATGAGTGGGTCCGCTTCACGCGCTGATTCTTTACTCATTAAGCCCGTTCCGAGCCGCTGACCTAAACCTACGATCAAACTGTTTACGTCTGATCCTGCTGCCGAATATGCGACATAGTGAAAGTCGGTTTGCCAAATCTTGTTTGGTTGATATGACTCCATGCCAGCCGACTGTTTGGCACCCATATAGAATGTTTTGGTGGTGTTACCCCAATACGCTTTTTCGATTGCAATAGCGATCTTGTCTTCTGCGAACAGTGATTGTTCAAAAGTTGCTTGTGCTTCTTGAACACGGAAATCTACGGTTGCTGAAAGGACTGATTCTCCGCGACGACCAGTTCGGATATTGGATGCTGATTCACCGCCGAACTCTGCGGGAATTGCACCCTCTAAACGTTCTTGACGTTCCAACCGATCTAATGCGGTATCGGTCTTATAGCCTGGGTTGAGTTGCAACTGTTGAATGTCGCCACCTTTGACAATACCCAACTGTCCTTGTTTGCCGTTTGCTACTTGCATGATTTCAGGGTTTTCGCCTGGTCGTGCAATCAGATATTCTTCAGGGAAGATGCCTCGCTCGATAGCGATTTCGGTTAATGCTTGCAGTCGTGCGCGTGTGTAGTACATGCCCATCACACCGTCAAACTGGCCGCGAGGCTTGTCTAGGGTTATGCGGTTCGCTACAACAGCCAACGGCATGTTGGTGCGGTTTGGGATCATCTCGATAGTGAGTGCTTCGATACCGGCACGTTCTGATGCGTTTAAGGTTGGATTGTCTTCTGCACCCAAAACGACAAGGTACATGTAGTCGGGTGCCACATATTCGAGCATCGTGTATTTGGTTGATCCATCAACTTTGCCCATACGCAGTTTGCCAATGACCAGATCACCATAATTTTGTAGAAGGTAACTTGCTGTGGCTTTGAACGTAAAGATGCAGTCTTCTGGGACTGGATTATCTGGGTCATCGGTGAACGCAGGGTAAGTATCTAGCGGGTTGCGTACAGTCCATGTTGGCATCAAAGTTTTGAAGTCAGGTTTAAGCACTACAGCCGACTGTGAGTAGCCGAGAAGGTGTCGTGCGCGGCGACGCATCTTCATCTGCATACGGTTGTGATCCCAAATGGACAGCATCGCCCGTTTACGCATTTTGGCTGTGGACTTTGAACGGTCCGAGCCTTCTTTAACTGGCGGAAAATATGGGGATGGCATGGTTGACGCGACACGCATCGACATCTGATCCAAGCCCTGCACCAACAGGTTTGCTACAGACGCTTTAGCGTTTTTATCTAGTTCGTTTAGTGGAACGATCACATCACCGTTGGCGAGGTCGCGTACACGGCGCATTTGTTCCTGCAAAGGACCCTGCGCTCTGCGCCTCTGCTCATAGAGAGCAACGATTTCTTCAGTGGTAAGCAAACGCACTCCTAAATATGAGAATTAGAACAAAGATACCATACTAAATCCAAGAAGGTCGCCACTGTTTCGGTGGGGCAACACCCTGTCGTAGTTTCGGTGCATGTAATTCAGCAAACCAGTGTGCCATCACAAGGTCAGTACCCGCTTTTTTGTCTCTAGTCCACGAAGACATCTCCTCAATGAACGCCAAAGTCTTCCAGTTCTCACGCATAGTAGGCAAACGCACCTGACCGGAACGCCACAAGTTAGGCAGCAACGCTTCGACACCCAAGTTTTCATCCAACTTGTTGCGGCTAGTGGTGTGAGGTATCACGTTCACGGTATGTAATGCCTGCCATTTGCGAACAAAGTCGTGTGCTAACAAGAATCGTTGTGCTGCGTTCACTTCCACAATCCAATGCGAGATTGGATACCCGTACTCAAACGACCTGTTCTGCCAATCTTCCATGATCCCTGAATATGTACGCCCAGAAATGTCGTATCCCAACAATCCCTCGGCAGTAAGTTTGACGCGCTCACAATCAATCAAAAACCGCAGGTTGGTTTCAGGTTGATATATCCACCATTGGATAGCCCAAAACATTGTTGGTGACGGGTCAACTGAAGCAATCGAAATGAGTGGTGGCTGCAAGTTTTGTGGAATATGCCCTGGTCTACGATCATTGTCAATACACCCTGGATACATCACACCATCAGCACCCACACCGCCAGTCGCCCACACCCGTTCAATTAGGTAGTTGCCTTCAGCCTGATCTTCTTGCTGATACACCACAGCAAACTTCGCAGGATTGGAGTGCTTGACATACGACAAGTCTTTCCACGACAGACGATACGGGTCAAGCAACGGTCCAACAGGCCATGCGGCGGCTGTGTTCCGTTTAGAAAGTTTACCTGTGTCTAGTTCTTCGTAATACGCTTTGTAGATGAGGTGATGGTACTTGTGCTTTTTTAGGGGTTCTTTGTCTTCGGAGATGTCTGTGGTATCGGATCCGTCGTAAGTGTCTTCAAAATCTTCATACGTAATTTTGGAGAGACAGTGGGCATACAAATCGAGCGGGCCAAGTCTCTGTCCGATGACTGCGAGAAGGCCGCCTGGATCAACGCGGGCCTCAGCCATAGAGTCCCACCTCTCAATAAGTTTATCTCGCGCAGCACTTTCTTTCGCATTCTCCGGACTCGCAACGTCGTCAAACAAACACAAATCAGCACGATGACCAATGAACTCAGACTCAATACCATAAGCACTAACAGTAGGTTCTTTGTTGTCCAGTCCACCCATGTCCTCCTGTTCGACAATAAATTCTTCGGCTCGCCACAAACTACCACTCGTTGAAGGCTTAAACCTACCAAAATCTATAGCCAAACATGCTTCGGCTTTGATGGCTAACCCTTTGTCTATCAGGATCGGGTCAGGGTCTAACGGGAACTGGCGTTCCAATGTTTCACGGATACGACGCGAATACATCTTTGCCAAAGCCTGTGACACGGAACCGATCATCACACGAATCTTGCGGTTCTTAACAATCTGCCACACAGCCACATCATGGAACAGGGTGGATTTACCTGCACCTGGAGGACAGTTCAACACCACAAACTCTTTATCATCATTCAACAGCCATGCTTCGATCTGATATGCGGCATCAACCTGCCACGGGGAAGGCACACGACCCAAATAGCGTCTACGGAAATAATCGAAATCGGTTAACGCCCGTTGCGCTTCAGGTTTTAGACGGTCATACGGGATTACCGGTGGCAGATCGGACACATCCATAACTTTTTGCCATGCGTCTGCTTGTACGCCACCTTCTTTTTTGCGTACTTTAGCCCCATCAAGGTTCGCTAACTCTAACTCTGCCTTTACTTTACGTTTCTTGGAGTCCCATTTTTGTGCGGTGTTGATATGCACACCAGCAATTTTCGCTGCATCTTTGATTGACATACCTGATGCTCGTGCCTGCCAAAACCTTGCTACATCTTGTGGCGGTATTTGTCGTCGCCCTGATCTTCCAGCAGTCATTGTGGTGCTATCATACACCTGTTGGTGGGTGTGTCCGTAGAGATAGTTTCGTCGGGTTACTAACTCCGGTTCTCCCCTCGCCCACCAACATTAAAAAACCCCCACCCGAAGGCAGGGGTTCCGATTAACAGTGACTAAATTTTTATTTATCTGGTCATTGTACGTTTTGCAGGTGAACCTTTTGACGGTCCTTTAGGCTTGTATTTAGAAACTGTTGTTACTGTTGTTCCCTTTTTTTCTTTGCTTGTTGCAAAAGTTCCAGTAATACCCTTTGGTTTAACCACTTTGGTTGACTGAACTTGACCTTCTTTGTAAGGCAAGTTTGCTTTTCCCATGAACTTTCCACGGTTAACAACTTGTTGAATTTTTTGCAAACCACTACGGGTGTCTTGCGTAATTGGCTTACGACGCGCAGCAGTAAGTTTTGCTTTGGCAATCTCTTCTTTTGTTGGATAATCCTTTGAAGGTTTCTTAGCAGCCATAAATATTCCTTTGTTGTAGGTACCTGCCGAAACTGTACCACAGTCTGCTACACTCAACATTCACACTCGTCGGGATGACGACAAACCATTACTTTCACGGTCGTACCCTCGTTGCACAGGGCGGGACAATCATCCACGGAAACGTGGTTCGATGAACTATTAACATGGTTCAAGCAGCGTGATGAACGTCAACTCATTAAAATACTGGTGTCGGCTAAAACTCTTGGCTACGGCGACCTGCTCCCAGGAGCGAACCGTGGGGGGAGCAAACACCATCACTCTTTGGCCGCCATCACCCAAACAGATACACACAAGTGTATATATCTCCCAACACGATACAAACCCGAAACCACACACAGTAGTCAACCCACCACCCACCTCCCAAGTGCAAGGGTCAACCACTCAGAGTGACCAACAAAACCAAATATCGACACAAGAGATTATAGATATATAGGGGGGGCGGCTGGCTCGGCATACCCCTAGTCGAGATATTAGGTGCTGGGTGCTTGGTGTGAGTGTTTGCGGTCTGCCGGCGTTGCGGTTGTTGTTTGGTTTGGCCGGTCTAATGGGTGGGGGCTACCCGATACGGCGCGGCAAGTGGCCTATGGGCTGCGGAATTGGTAAAGATCGTGAGTGATCGCCTAGACGTGGCTCTAGTTTGTGGTTGGTTTGGTGTTTGACTTGCGGCTAGATAGCACAATGCCCGCCGGCGGGGGGTGCGGGCGGGCATTGGTGGCCGGTGTTCCGGCGTTGGTGGTGTCTGGTGTTACTGGGTGCGTGTTGGCATTACTAGCACTTGGGTTGTGCTGTTGGGTGTTGTGATCGTGTATATGATCGGCTTGGTGCTGGTGCTGTAGTTGGTGAGTGTTGCGGGTTGGTCGTTGTTGGCGGCCTGTTTGGTGGTTTTGGCTATGCGTTCGATTTGCCATTGGGCGAGGCTGAACGGTTCGAACGTGTCCGGCGTTGTGTTTTGTGCTGCTGTCCAGATTGCGCCGGTGTTGGGTGTTTCGTGTTGTGGGTTGTTGCCAGCGTAGGTTTGGCCTTCGTCGGTGATGAGTGTCCACACTTCCGAGACAATGTTTGCGCTAAGTGTGGCGGTTATTTGTCCCGCACGTTTTCCGGCTAGTTTGGCTGCTGCTGTGAGTGCTTTTGACACTTCGCTCGCGGGTAGTGTGAACGGTAGCGGGGTGTTGTTGTTGGTGTTTGTGCTGATGTGTCTAATCGCTGCGTAACTGTCGCAACACTCAACTACTCCGCCGGTGATCGTGGCCAGTTGTAGTGCTGGTCTGGTTGGTTCGGTGCTGGCGTACGGTGTGACGATTGCGAACACTTGCGCGAGGTCTTTTAGTGTGCCGGTGATCTGTCCTAGTTGGGTTTTTTGGTCGTTGCTCATTGTGCTGCTCTCCTTGTTTGTTGGGTTGTTGTTTTTCGTGCGCTGTTGCGCTCGATCTGTGCCCGCCGGCGGGCGATTAGTTCGGCGTTTGGTGTTCGTGTGCGGGGTTTGCGGTGGCTCATTAGTTCGCCAATTATGCCGCCAATGATGAACGGCGACGCCATAACTAGCGCGGTGAGTGGGATTGCTTCGAGTTCGGTCATTGGTTGATCGTTTCTGCTATTTGTGCGCGGGTTTCTTGGTGGCGGGTTTGTTGATATTCGCGTGACCAACTTCCCCAGTTGGCGCGGCCTGCGTCGGTTTCGTCGGCTACGCCGGCGGCCATAACTTTTCTGGTGCGCTCGGTGATCAGTTCGGCTAGTGTTCTTTCGCCGGTTTCGCAGGATTGGTACTCGAAACAAGCCAACGCGCCGAACACGTGACCAAAATCTGCGAACCTGTCGCGGCATATTCTGCGGTAGGTGTAGTCAGCCGGCAGATATGAGATCATCCCGCCAATTTGCTGTGCGTTGGTGTCGCTGTATCGTGCCGCAAGGCTCGCACAGTTGGCCGCGATTAGTTCGCGCCCAATTAGCGTTTCACGGTCTGCGCGGTTTCCCAAGTGTGCTAGGGGTTGTCCGTTGGGCAATGTTATTACCGCGTAGCCGTTTCGACGTTCGATGAGTTCGTTTATTTCGGCGGTGTATATGGTCGGCTGGTTGGCTGGTAGGTATATATAGAGCGGGTTTATGTGGTCGCGGTTGTAGTCGCGTTCGGTGGTGGCCGATACGATTAGGTCAATTAGATCGGTGTCTACTTGGTATGCGCTCATTGTGTCACAGTCCATTTCGTTATTTCTCTAATGACTTTGGCTAATTCTTTTTCAATCCGGCTTAGTTCGTTTAGTAGGTAGTCGGTGTAGTCGCTGGTTGGTGCGTGGCTGGTGCTGGTGGTGTCGTTGTTGTCGTTTCTGATCGCGTCTAGAAGTAGATCGCTGGCGCGGTGGTGGTCTCCGCCACATATAAGCCGGTTCATTTGTAGCGCGATTTCTTTATAGTTTATTGGCATAATTTGACAGTCTCCCAACTGTGGCGCGCTCGTTGTTTTCGTGCGCTTTATGATTAGATCATATTTGTGGCACGTTGTCAAGTCTTTTTATTATTTATTTTTGGCGGGGTGTGCTGGTGTGATCGTTGGCCATAGATCGACATTAGATCGGCGGCTAGTTGTGACTAGATCGGAATTAGATCACTCTGCCGGCACGGTCACTAGATCGGCACCAGATCGAACACGGGCGGGCATTGGTGACGCGGTGTCGGGTTTGTCGGCGGTGTAGTCGGTTGTGGTGCCGGTAGCGGTAGTGGTAGCCGTTGGGAGTGGTCTGCCACTACCGGTACTTGTTAGCGGCGGTTTTGTTGGTGTCGGTAGGCGAGATGTACGAACGGGTAGATCGAGATGAGCATTGTTGCCCACCAGATGTAGCCGGCGTCGGCACCTACTGTCGCGGCACATATAAGTGCTGTGATTATGGTGGTGGTAGTGGTAGCGCGAAATATGATGCTGTCGGTCATTGTGCCGGACAGTCAGAATACGGGTTTTCGTTACCTTCGTTGTCCTCGCACGAACACCAACTGAATATCGCTACTTGTCGTTCGTGGGTGAGATCGACCATATCGCCCCAGTCGTATGATCGTTGTGACGGGTCAGTTAGACAGTCTGCGCATAGTTCGCTTAGCCCAACTCTAGGCACATCAAAGTGCGGGCAGAACCCCCATTGTGCTACGAATTGTTTTGTTTTCATTGGTTGTCCTTTATGTATTGCCAGAATGCCGGCGTGGTTGTGTCTTGTGGTTGGTAGGCGTTGTTGTTTTCATCGGCGTATTGGCTGCGCTCGCTGTCTGTCATTGTTTCCCAAGTGTCACAGTCATCTTGTGTCCAGTCGGTTGTGCTGATCAGTGCTATGCGTGTCGCGTCGCCATACGTGCCTTGTTCGGTATCTAGGTACAAGGTATGCGGGTAGTAGTCGTTCATACTGTCGGTATGCCGGTTTTGCCCAAGTATGTCGTCGGTGAATTGTTGTAATGCGCGTAAGTTCATTGTGCTGTCTCCATTTCGTGTAGTTGAGTGTGATATTCCAAGTCATCGGTTTCCCAATAGACGTAGATCGTGCCGCAAGTTTGGCATTGGGCGCAAGGCGTACCGGCTAGTTGTGATCGGTAGTAATGCCAAGCGGGTGCTGTAGTGGTGGCCATTATTCCCCCCAGAACTCTGTCGGGGCATACGTGCCGTTTTCGTTGAACCGGCGCGGCAGGTTGTTGTCAAGGTATTCTACTGCTGCGTCAATGCTGGTTAGGTTTTCGATCTCCGCGTAACCTGATCGTGCTAGTTCGCGGCATAGATCACGGAATTGTTTGCCAAACAATTCGGTGGTGGCCTTGTCTGCGTCTACCTCGTATCCGCCTTCGTCATAACTGAACAATGAGACAGTCATACAGTGTTCGTGGCTGTAGTGGTTGCCGTGACTATTGCGCGTAAACGTGGCGGTGCTTGCGCCGTGCCAGTTCACGTTGGGCGCGTCATCGCTGTTGAGTGTGCCGTAGATCGCAACCCCGTCTCCTTGACAGTTTGACAGTGACCATTCGATAGTAAGACCAACACGCTTGGTCAATTCTTTTTTGCTGATCTCTCCGTCGTATGTGCCAGTGAGCGCGGAATACAGTTCGCCGTTCAGATGATCGGTGATCTGGCTGCTGTCAATGTAATCGTAAAGATCGGTGCGTACTTGTTCTAACGCGCCCGCCTTATCGGGTAATTCACGTATCGTAAATACGTTACGGGTAACGGTTATTGGTTTCATACAGTCTCCCAACTGTTCCCCCGTTATGCGGGGCTGGTAAGAGTATGACCTATTGCCGGCACAATGTCAAGGATTATTTTAGATAATTTTTTGCCCACATAGATAACAAGTGTTCGATCTGGTCATCAGTCCAGTCGGCCAACGGATTATCGCCGGCACGGTACGGATCAGTGATGTCAAACAATGACGGTTGATCGTTCATGCGCGCCGCCAAACACGAACAGGTCGAGAGTGACACGCTACACGCGCCGACGGTTGGTAAGTGTCGGTAGGGCAGATCAGTCCGTCGGCAGCAACTTGTCGAAGTACGCCACCTATCGCACGGGGTTCGTGTGGTGTCGGTAGTGCCGCGTTTTCGAGTGCCTGCCAAATGTCATCGGTAGTGAATGTGTCGGTAGTGGTAGCGATTTGTACGATGACGCTGTAACACGATGTGAGCCATGTTTGGTCAGCGTTGTTGGTAACGGTAGCGATTGCCTGGTTTTTGGCTTCGGTAGCGGCGATGATGTCGAGTAGGTTCATTTCTGCCATCCAAGTTCGATTGCTCGCCATACTGCTTGTGATGAGTTGGCTTCGCATCCGTTGCGCATTTGTAGGTCGTTGTATAGTCGGACACCGTGGAAGCAAGGGTCGTAGCCTTCATCAAACTCTTCGTCTTCGAGGGCGGTGGTTGGGATTCCGTCGTGGGTTACGCACACTGGTGGTGAGCAGAAGCCTTTGTCGTATCCATGTTTAATCCATTCGTCGAATGTCATTTGTTCTCCATTGTTTGTGGTCGGTGTTTGTTTTCGCATACTGGTGGTTCAGCAAGTTTGATGTAGGTGGTGATTTCTTGTTTGCACTGTGGACACGACCAGGTTTGTTTCATGCTGCTTGCCTGCATTGGCATGGTTTTACATAACCGTATGTGCCGCCCATAAATTCCATTGTGTAAAACGTTTCGCAACCTGGGTAGCAGTCTGTTTGGTCGGGGTTGTGATGTTCTTGTCTACCAATATCCCATCCTGTGTAGTCGCAGAGTTCGCATCCGAATGTGCCGCCGATGTGACCGCCGACTTGTCGAAACATGTGGCGTACTTCCCCGATTGATGCAGGGAATTTGGATAATGATTCACACATTTTGAGTACGGCTTTACCGTCTTCTTCTGATGCGTCAAGCATGATGTCGTCACGTGTCCACGCAGATTTGAGTGTGTTTCGTGCGATGTTCGTTGTCGGGAACAGACCGCACAAACGGTCAATAAATAGTTCAATGTGTATTGGTTTCATGTTGCCCCTCGGCGTTGCTTAAAGTTCGATGCCTTGTGCGATGTGAGTTCGTAGCCGTGAGATTACCGACTCTGCTTGTTTCATTGTTGCTTTAAGTGCGTCAAGTTCTTTGGCTAGTGATTCGGCTGCATCCATGTAGCGGTCACGTTCTTCTTGTAACGCTTGGTTTGTGACAGCGAGTGCGTCTACTCGATCCTGCCAGTATTCCAGTTCAAACTCTGTGTCGTTGCTCACTGCGTATTCCTCTCCGTTGGTGTGGCGATGTGCTTCCCCATACCCCATAATCTATGTTGTTTGTTAGGGCAAAGTCAAGGCATTCTTTTTTTACTTGGCATCGGTCGCAGATTGCGCGGGCTTCACGCATCTTGATGTGGTTGATAGATATTTCTTCGATGTCCATAAAAAACAGTTCGGTTATTTCGCCTCGGCATTCTGCTTTGTTTTGCCAACCGAAGTCGTTGTCTTTGAGTTCAAGGATGAAGTTGTCTAGCAGGCTCATTTCTGTGGATTCCATGGACTCCAGCCTGCCACATCGAACAGTAGTTTGCCAGCACGTAGGTTTGTTATCGGGTCCATCAGTTCCTCCTGGGTGCATACTTTCATACGGACACAGACGATTGCAAGTTTGGTTCGCTCAATGTCCCAATTTATTCCATTGACCTGTAGAAGTCCTGTATCTGATGGATGCGACATGGTTGCCATGCGGATGAAGTTGCAATCTTTGTCCACCACAGACCCGCCGATACGGGTAGGGCATCCGCCGGACTCGCGCAAGATGATCTGCCCTAGTTTCTTCCATGTTTTAGGTGGCCAGCCTGCTTTGGCAGCCAGTTCTGGTAGCCATGAGATGTCACCGTGGCGGAACACGATGTCAGGTTCAGATGCCTTCTCAGACGCACGGACAGCCACGCTAAGAGGTTCAAGGGTTGGCAAAGGGGCTTTGGCTGCTGAAACGATGCTGCCGAAGGTGATAATCCCTACCATAGAAACGGCAAATAGCCGTACAAGGTTTCGCATTAGTGTCTCCAATCATAGCAAAAAGGTCGGGTCCCATACAGGTAAAGGGTTTTACCCCTAGTCCACCGCGATCAGACAATGGCTAGGGGACAACTACACGCTCCGGTTATGAGGGAGCGTACCCTTTATGTTGTTGTTACATCAGTATTCAGTAATGTTTAACAGTTTGATCAAATCTTTTACGGTGAGTACCACGTACTGATCTTCGGCTTTACCATAGCCTCGACGTTTGGCAACCACAACCCCAACTTCTGCGCCTGCGTTTATCCGTTCCGTTTCGGCTTCGGTTAACCAACCAGAGAAGTTGAGGGTGGCATGTGATTTACATTCAAAGACCAAGCGGTTGTCTACACCTGTTATGTCACCTTTGTCTAGCGCACCTTGTAGGGCGCGTCGTTCACAGTTTGGATAAAACTGTTTGAGGTAGTCAACGATCAGTGTTTCAAACGCTGTGCCTTTAGATTTGTTTTTGCTCACGGGGCGAGGATGCCGATGAGTTCTGATGCCTCTTTTTTGGTTAGATCATTGAACGATGTGATGGTTCGTTTCGTGTGATCTGATGCCATTGAGAGTTGGTCTTCTTTGCTGGTGATACCTGCTCCACCACATAACGCACGAAGTTTGCCTAACTGTGGTGCTGTGGCTGGTGCGCCAGGTTCTTTGATTTGTGGTGTGCCGTTGGCAGGGTGGTTGTTGCGTGATTCTTCGATCACTTCGGCTCCGGCGAACAGGTCAACCACTTTGGCTAACACGTCACCTACATCCAAGATTTGTTCGTTTGGATTAATTTGGAATGAGTCCACAATTTCGGCTTTGACCACAGGTTTTGGTCTGGCTTTGGCTTTAGTGTACGCGGCACGTAGTAAATCCATGTCGGATTCGTGCATGTTGTCCAAGTTAACACCAGCAGTGTTGGCAATCTCACGCCAATCTAATGCTGCGTCAGCACAGGCACCTTTGAACCGTTCAATGTTTTCTGATGACACGGGTGGATTGCTGTCTAGTGCCACTTGACCCAACGCTGTTTGAAGATCATCACGTTTCGGTGCAGGTTTGGTTGTGGCGTGAGGGTTGTCATCCCATTCTTGTTTAGTCCACAACGCGAGACAGATACCAAAACGCATAGCCGAGTTGCGGATGAAGTCGGAGATGAGTTCTTTCAACAGGTCAGGTTTGTTGTGCATGACTGAGCCGATACCGAGTCGGCGTACACCTTGCACGGTGAGCCAGCCTGCCATGTGTGCCATACCGTTCTCGACACGGTACGCAGGTAGACCGTTGGTGTCAAACGCGGTTGGTTCCCAAGTCCATTCAGGGTCAATCTCGATCAACATTTTGGTGACATCTGCGTGACCTACGAAGTCAAGTTGCATTCCTGCTTTGGGTAGTTTGCCTACGATCTTCGGATCGGGGACACCGTACTTGCCGAGGATTTCTTCCAGTTTCATTTGCTCTCCTTTGCTGTGATCCGCATAGTGCGGAAGGTTGATGTTTTCTTAAACTTTGCGTGTAACGCTGGATGTTCTTTCTCAAACTGTTTCGCATCAAACGAGGTACGTGACGAGTTCTTCCAGGTAATCACTTGCACCCCGTCAATCGAACCGTACTCTGCGTCACCGAGCAGCATCCCCAGTTCACCTTGCAACTGGTCACGTACTGCTTCAGCAGATTTGATTTGTTCTTTGGCGATAGACAGACGCTCTAAAGTGTTGTATACCTCATGGCCCAAGACAACAGTGTTCTCATATCCTTCGGGGTACAAAGCCGAAGCATTGTCGTAGGTGGGGTCAGCACCTTCCGGCATCATCCCCATGTCAATGAACCCCAAGAATTTGCGTACTGCGTCTATGTGTTGTTGGCGTTCGTCGGATGTGACGGTTTGTGTGTGGAATTGCAGTTGAAGATCGGAGTCAAAAACGATCCATAC